ATGGCGGCGGTCTGCTGTTCCTGCGTCATGGGGCCGTGCGTCTTGCCGGAGGCCAAGATCGCGGCGCACAGGTTCTTCGATCCGAAGAAGGCGTCCTCGATGATGTGGGTCGTCTTGGGGTCGATGCCAATCGGCGACGTGTCAACGCCGCTGGAGGCCGTCTTGACCTTCCGAGCGGCGGGTGCGATCTGGCGCTTACGCATCGAGGTGCGCCTCAATGAACTCTTCGACCGTGGGCTGGCCGTGCCACTCTTCGAACGCGTCGGCGCACTCGCCGCGATAGTCGTTTGAGCGCTCCCACATATACTCTTCGCGGATCAGCTCCAGCTTGGCTTCGTGATCGAGTGAGAACTCGTCGGCTGTGCGGAAGTGCGCAAGGATTTGCGGAAGCAGTGCCGCAACGCGTTCGTCTTTGGTCCAGTTAATCATGTTGTCGTCCTCTTGTTGTTGGTCCAGTGGCCTTACAAGCAGTTGGTTGCAGGTGTCAACAGGTTTATTTAACGCGTGGACGATTGTGCTGTGATCGCGGTCCATCACCCTGCCGATCTCGGTGGTTGAGTAGCCCTTCTCTCTGAGCATCAGGATGCACAGGCGGCGCACAGCCACCACACGCTTGAGCCGCGACCTGCCGAGCATGTCCTCGACCGTGTAGCCGTACTGCTGCGCGACGGCGTCGATGGCCTCTAGGTTTTTCTGTCTCGGTGTCATTGATCCCAATCCTTATCGTTTTTGAATATGCGCTCTATGAGCCAGTCGATGACGCAGCGGATCAGCCCCACCAGTCTTCCTCCATCTCTTTGCGCTCTTGCTCGGTTATCTTTGGTTTTGTCGCGATCAGGTAGGTGGTGAGGATCGCCAGCCCGACGATGATAACGAATAGTGGTGTGTCATTGTTCATTTGCTTTGGTCCTGTAGTGCTGCGCGGTCTGCGTGCCATTGCTTCGTTACGCCTTTGAGCCGCGCCTTGGCGATGTTGGCTTCATTTACCGCTGCCGCGTGGTCGCGCCGCAGCCGTTCAATCTCTGTCGCTTGGGCTTCGCAGTTGGGGCAGTGTTGGGTCTTAATCATCAGCGTGGCTCCCCTCTGGCTCAAACACATAGCCAATCATGCTATGCAGTGGGCGCAAGATTGTTTTCTTGGTCGGGTCAATCTTGAACGTGTGCATCGGGTTGCCATCGGCTGCGCTCACCACGGTGAACGTGACAGTCTTCGGCTGGCGCAGCCGCTCGTTCTCTGCGATTAGGGCTTCGGCGGCAACCTTGGCGCGCTCGTCCTCTCGGCCATGCCTGACGCCTAGAAGATAGAGAATGGTTTGGGCGTCTCCATCCAGCACCGCATCGCTCTGTGTGGGCTGGCTGGCATACAAAGGCTCGGCGTCAGGGTGTCTCGTGCGCCAATCGCTGCCGCTACCACTGTCGATATATTTGTAGCCAAAGCCATCAAAGCCGTAGCGCATTGCTTCAGGGTCGTCAGCCATCGTCATGATCCACTTCTTCATGCCGCTCAAGCCGTATGTTAAGTTCAAGCCCCAGCACAAACGCCATGCCAGCAAGCATTCTCAAGCTGCCGTGGTGCTTCTGTGGTATGTCGTATTCGTCGCAGAACGCCTCGAACCTGTCTGTTACCCGTGTATCGTCAGCCATCGTTCTTTTCCCTTATCTCAAGCCCACGGGCTTCCAGTGCGGCGCGAAATCTCAATACATCTTCCGGCTCCCATAAAGTTCCGTCAAAATCCCCTAAGGTTTGAGCCAGCGGGTCAGGCTTGGGCTTGGGGATGATGAAGCGGGAAAGAACGCCTTTGCGGCGCAGGCTCTCAACATCACCAAACGACAACGCTTGCTCCACCACATCGCTGACCTCTTGCCGGAACGCTTCGTGCCGTTCGATGGCGCGGCACAGTGCTTCGTGGTCATATAAGTCGCGGCATACGAATGTGACCTCGCTTTCTGGATTTGCCCCTTTTCGCACCTCATTCAGCAATGCCAGTGCTTTTTGTTCAATGTCGTTCATTATCTTAACCTCGTTATGAAGGTGACGCCGTTCACGGTGCGGCACTTGAAGACCTTGCCGTGGCGGATGCCATACTGGCTGACGTTGCGCGACGTGCGCTTTATCGAACCCTTCTTGTCGGCGGGCATGGTGGCGACCTCGCCGACCTCCAGCGTGCCCATCGGGTATATCATCGGTCTAGCCACAATCTGTCTCCTTGCGGTCACCGCCGAAAAAGAACTCACGACCGTCTGGCATCCGCATAAAGTCTCGGTCGTCAGCTTCAAAAATAAGTTCAACGCCCTCAAGCGCCGTGGTGGCGAGCCGCAACTTCTCCTTGGGTGTGCGGTTGGGCCAGTAAACGGAGAACTGCGCCGCGCGTCCGTATTTGGCGATGATGTCGGATATGCGGCTGATCGTCAGGCCGTGCCGCTTGCTGAGGGCGGACTTCATCTCGCCGTCAACAAAGTGGCTGCGCCAGATCGCCCAGTTGCGTTCGTGCTGTGGCGTGTTCTGCGCGGGCGGTGGCGGCGGTGGTGGGGGAGGCGGCGGTGGTGGCGTGTAGACGAGCTGCTCCACAGTGCCGGTCACGAACGTGCGGCTGTCTGCATCCCAGAGTGCCTTGTTGGACGCACGGCACCCATCGACCAGCGTCGGCAGCAGCTCGGCACAGACGCGCCCCGCACGCTGCCAGTCGCCCTGCGCGTCGCGGATTATCAGCACGATGTCGCGGGGGAGGCCAGCGAGGGTGTAGAATATGCAATCCGCGCCGGGCTGCACTTCGGCGGCGATCTCGGAAAGTACCTTCACGCCTCAATACTCCTCGCCGCAGGTGTCGCAGACGTCCGTGTCCTCGATCTTGACGATGTAGCCAGCCTTGCGCAGTACGCCGACTGTCAGGCGCGAGGTCAGGGTGTCGTAACGGTCTTGGGCCTCGTGCAGTTGCTGCAACGTATCGTTGTGGGCGTGGCTCTCACGCTTCAGCTCTGCGGCGTGCCGCTCGACTTGCTCGATCAGCCGGTCGATCTTCCACTGAAGCTCCTCTGGGCCGCCTTCGGGTGTGTCTTCGGTGATGGCGGTCATTAGATGCGCTCCAGTGAATTGGGGGCCGCGCAGCGTCCGCCAGCATCCGTGTCTACCAAGATCATGCCGCGCTCAAGGCAGGCCTCTGCCCACTGTTCGCTTTTGTTAACGGCAATAACAATCCCAGTGAACATGAGCATGATGGCTGCTACGGCAACGTAGAAAAACCAGTAGTCCTCGATATGCTCGACGATAATTGACTTACGCATTGATTTTCTCCTGTTGCTGGACGTGCAGTGCCTCTTCGAGCAGCTCCTCACGCAGCACGCGCAGCGCGGCCAGCCGGTCGAAGTGGGTGTTGCGGTCGGCGGTGAGCCGGTCGCGCTGGCACAGATAGTCGCGACCGTTCGGTGTGACCTGCTTGAGCGCCTCAATGGCGTCCATCAGGTGGTCCATCGCCTCGCGGCGCGGATCGATGAGTTCGGCAGCGCTGGAGCCGTTGATGTTGAGTGTTGGTCGTATCATGGTGTGGTCCCTTGTTCGTTGTTGGTCCGATTATCCTTAGACGCTTTAGAGGGCATTGCAACCCCCTTATTGCATTTACTTAATGCGCCACACGAGCAGCATGTTGTTCTCGCGCATGGTGCGCCAGCGCCAGCCGTGGACGTGGTTCTTGTTCAGCGAGTAGATCAGGCGGCGCGTGCGCTGCATCTCTGGTGGTGTCAGGTCGAACTCGCCGCAGCGTGCGAGCGGGATCGACAGGATGCGGTCGTCAGTTGGTATGCGGATCATGATGATACCTTTCCGTTGATGATTGTGGTGACCTCGATGCCATCGTCCTCCCAACGGTGGTCGAGGGTGCGGTAGGTGCCCCTGTCCAGCTTGCTGAAGGCTATGGCCGCCTCGACGGCCATGTGCGCGTAGCGGAAGGTGGCGACCAGCTCCCACTTGTGGGTGTCGGCGTCCCTGTGTTGTAAGTCGATCTTCATGTTGTGTCCCTTCTGGTTGGTGGGGGCCGAAGCCCCCTGTTGGTTAGCTGTTCTGGGCGGCGATGATCTCGACGTAGGCGTCGATGCGGTCACCCATGCGCTGCGCCTCGTCGTCGGCAGCCCAGCGGCGCTGGTGGATGCTACCCTCGAAGCTGTACAGCTCGCGGCGGTAGCGGAACTCGATTACCGGCTGGTAGCCCTTGGCAGCCTTGTAGCAGGACACGGGGCGGATGCGGGTGGTGTATTGGGTCATGTTGGTATTCCCTCTTTCGTTGTTGGTGGGGGCCGAAGCCCCCTGTTGGTTACTTGACTTTGCGGGTTGGCCACTGGTTGAATGGTGTGCCGTGAACCGAGAAGTTCAGGATCGTTTGGGTCTTCCAGTTCTCGACCGATCCATCGGCCCGCGTGATTGTCAGTGTCGAGTTGCCCCAGATGTGGTTGCCGTCGAGTTCGGCGGTGGCAACGTCCTGACCGACCTTGCCGATCAGCTTGGCTACGAACTTGTCGTAGTTCTCGCCGTACACTTCACCGATCTTGTCGGCGAAGACTTCGCGAAGCGCTGGGCATGGCTTGCTGTAGTACTTGTTGTCGCGGTTGTACGTGACGGCGTTGCGCTCGTCGTCTGCGACCATGAGCTGGCTGCGCAGACCCTGACGTGCCGAGTACTTGTTGTAGTCAGCCTTGCTGCCGCCGCGTGGGTATGGGTTGAAGTCGGACATGCAGTTGTCGAACTTCGCGATGGCTGCGAGGAAACGGTCGGCGGCTTCGTATGCCTGCTTCTTACCGTAAGCAATCGCTTCGGCTTTAAGTGGGGCTACTGCGGCGTGTACTGGGTGGGTCATAGTGCGTCCTTCTTTGTGTTGGTGAAACAGCCTTAGACGAGGTTTGAGGGCACGGTCAACCCCTATGTGTAAAAAATTACGGCATGTTACATTTGTTTGCAATCAAGTGGTTTACACCGTCTGGACAGGCCCATGCAATCAGTGGGTTTACACCATGTCCCATGACGTCCCGTGGTGTCTGGTGGGACGCGGTGTATCCTGTACCATCTGACCCCGACCCACGGGGTATAGCTATGCTACCCGTGGGATGGGGCAATGGGACACCCAGAATTTTTCGTGGGTGGTGCAGATCGAAATGGGTCAGTAAAAAAGTCGAACCTCGTACCGTACCACCACTCGCACCATCTCGTAATGGCGTGGTGCACGTGACGTATTGCGTCTCACGTCGGACAGTGATATTCCTAAACCACTAGGGGAATAGAAATGACAGGTAAGAATTACAGAGGAAACAAACCGGACGGCGATGGGTGGGAGATTGTCGGCGCAGTCGAGGATGACTTGCGTTGGCTTGTGTTCGTAAGAGAGAACGCTAACAGCGAATGGCTTTCGGTGAAGGTCGTGGCTGACGGGAGAGCACCGAATAAGGCGAACTACTGGCTCGGTTGGAACGGCAAACGCTTTGCGCAGCAGGGGGACGGGTTCACGATTATGCAGCAGCGTCAAACCCTATTGGGCAGTGTTAAGACGCTTATGGAGGCGCTTGATTTGCTGTAGCCCCTTGCGCTGCCCCCCGTCAGGTGTTATTTGCCCCGTCGTGACTGGTAGCACTGTGTTAAGCGAACGGAGCATGCAGACGATGCCGTACCCGGCGAAGAAGAACGACAAGTTGATAGCGGAGGTGCTTGAGCGCCTGTCGCTCGGTGAGACGTTGACGTCGATCAGCCGCGACTTGAAGTTCAGCGCGATGTCGTGGGGTCGGTGGCTCGACGAGGACGAAGAGTTAGCGCAGGCGCACGCGCGAGCCAGAGCCGCTGGCGCAGACGCCGTCGCGGACCACGTGCTTGAGATCGTGGACACACCACCAGAGCGCCACGACGGCAAGATTGACAACGGCTCGATAAGCTGGGCGCGCAACCGCGCCGAGTACCGCCTCCGCCTGCTCGGCTTCTGGCAGCCGTCTAAGTACAGCGCAAAGGCTCCCGACACTGGGTCTAAGACAGACGATGAGGACAAGATCGACGAGGTCGATTTGATGCTGCGCGTCACCGAGCGTCTGCTGTCCTCGAAGCGTGACGCCGAATGATACATCGCCGCCGTGAAGCCGAGCTGGTCAAGCCGGGCATCAACCTTATGTGGGAGCCGAAGGCCAAGGGCGTGATCGTCAAGACACCGTGGTTCAGTTGGTACGCCACATGGAACCGGCACACGCGCCGCGTGAGTTTCGCCGTGCCGCACGGCTTTAACTGGCGCGCACCGCTCGGTCCGTGGCGTCGCATCCACGAGCTTGAGGCCGACGCGAAAATCCACGCGACCGAGAAGTATGCGCTCAACCACGCACTGCATCTGGCCAACGAGCGTTACGATAAAATCCGAGCGGCCAACGCCGAGCTGCGCGAAACGCTGACGCTGTACCGCAATGCTTGACACTCTCACCCGCGACACCGAGCGCGTCTCTACGCTCAAGCCAAAAATGAAGACGTTCATCGACTGGCAGGAACGCTGGTCACGCACAGCGCGACCGAACCAGATACCGAAGAAAGACTTCAGCGAGCACGGCTTCATGGCAGGACGCGGCTTCGGCAAGACCCGGATCGGTGCCGAGTGGCTCGGTGCCAAGGCCTGCTCTGTGCGCAACACGTACTGCGCCGTGATCGCGCCGACCTACGCCGACATCAAGCACACGTGCTTCGAGGGCGAGAGTGGCCTGCTCAAGGTTATCCCCAAGTCGCTGATCGCGAAGTACAACAGCACCGACCTCATCCTCGAACTGAAGAGCGGCACGTCGATACGCGGCTTCACGTCCGAGAAGCCTGCGCGTCTGCGCGGCCCGCAGCACGAGTTCATCTGGTGCGACGAGCTGGCCGCGTGGCAGAACGCCGAAGAGACATGGGACAT